ATTTGCATAAGAAGATACAGACAAGCGTTCCAATGCAGAATCGACTTGGTTTGTCCCAGTTCCAGTCCTTAACTGATGCTCTATAAGATCAATAGTGTCTACAGGCATCGTGTAAGTAGCTGTACCTGCGGTAAGGGCGAGTGTACCCTCATCAATGGTAAACAGGTTAAGACCCCTATTTTGCCACTCAAGCAACATGATATTGAGACTACGCCTCGCCGTTCGAAGATCATAGCCTGTGTTTAGTTCTAACCCTGCACGTTCGTAAGCTTCTTCGAATATGTCGGGTAAATCTGGTGTAACTACTGCCATCTGTTATTTCCTAAACTGTCTCGTCTTCTTTGCAATTTTCTTAGGTTGAGCTACATGCTGCTTACCTTTTCTATTGCCTTTGGCTTTTGCCCTATTAGTCGCTGCCTTTTCGCCTTTTGAAAGTGACTTCCACGCGGCATCAGGTAAATACCTTTTTTTGCCCTTACTAGGCTTTCCGTCAGAGGTTCGCCATTTTTGTTTTGTCCAATTTTTCAGGCTCTTCTGCGACTTCTTTAGTGGCATTACTTTTTCTTCTTAGCTTTACCGCCGCGTTTCATAGCCATAGGCTTTTTAGCCATCATACCGCCACCACGCATCATTTTTGCTTTACCACCGCGCTTCATTGCCATCGGTTTTTTCTTCATAGAACGAGGTTTCATAGCCATCTGTCAGTCTCCTTTTTCTATTAACAACTAGCTCTTCATATTCATCTTCTGGATATACGTCATAGTAACCCAAGCGTTGTAGTTTGTCACTGGCGTGAACAACTTGTTTAAGATCTTGAATAAACACCATGCAGTACGGTTTACTTACAGAACTTTCCCAGTCGTTATCATACAGGAAGTCTAGCTCTGCATCTTCTGCACCATAATCTGGATGAAACTCCATACAATGCAGATTCTCAAACAGTATGTTTAAATTCTGCACATACTTATTAAACTTGTTCAGTTTTGGTATGTTGTAGGATGCTACTACGACAAGTTCTTTCCCTGTGGTGGTGAAGTCGGCGCAATGACGAAGGCTGTCTGCATACACATCGTCTGTTTCTACAACCAAAACTTTATCTTTTTTCCATGCTTCTTTGGCATAAGGACAAGCAGAAAGACCTTTAAGGCTCTGGTTTGGTACTTCCAGAACCTCACGCGACCAAATACGTAGATCTTCCTCTATGCTACTCAATTTTTGTAACCTCCACCTGCTTTTTTATAAGCAGAAGCAAGCATCTGAGCCTTTCTAGCACTCCACTGACCCGGTTTACCACCTTTGCTTCCTGCCTTTATTCTATTGAATAAACGCTTTCTCATACCGGGTTTAGTGTAGTTTCCCGCTTCGTTAACACGGCTCTTAGACTTCTTCTTGACCTTGCCACCTCTTTTCATGCTGACAGGACCATCATCTATATTCTTAGCAGCTCTTAACATTGCTAAGTCTTTTGCATCATCACCTGTAGATTGGAACGCCATACGAGAACCCCCTTTTAGCTGACTACGTATGTTAGATCGTGCTATTGCCATTTAACACTTCCATCTCTTCCTAGCCTGTCTTAGACGGCTGTTTGGATCTTTTGCTGCTTTTGGAAACTTTTTCATCTGTCCTGCAGACCTAGCGCAGAAAGACTTACGCCGCTTTGCGTCCTTACTGCCCTTCTTAACTTTACCAGTCACAGCAGTTTTGAGCTTAGAACCGGGGTTATCCCTTCGGTACTTAGCTACCCCTTTAGCGGTCATTCCTGCACCTTTTTTGGTGGGGCGCTTATGGCCCCCCTTAATGGTGTGACCCTTCATAGTTCCTTTACGAGCAGCCATAACATTAGTTATAAAATACTGTAACTGCAGTTAGAGCTGTGGCAGTAGCAACGTATATGTCACTAACCCTAATACCCGCGTCTGGAATGTTTACAGCGTGAACGTCAGAAGCTTTTAGATCTAAGTCTAAAACTGTAGCTCCACCGTTACCATCTGAGATAGTTAATCGGGGTGTACCCGATCCTGACAGAACGTGTATTTGCCGTATACGGGCAGGGCCAACTGCAAGTGAGCCTGTTCCTGTGACACGCTTTGCCTGTACATCACTAGACATAGCTTACCCCTCTTTCTTAGGGCGACCACGCTTTTTAACAGGTACTTCTTCCCACGCCTCGTTTTCAGGAGTGTTCGGATCATCTGCTTTTAGCGTTCCATCGCTGTTTCTTGCGCGAACCTTTTTAGTATTAGTCCATACTTTCAGTGGGTTACCGTCTGGGTCTAACCCACGAGCCGCTAACTCTTCCGCGCTTGGTGGTGCAAATCTACCCATAGATCACCTATGAAGCAGAAATGGTTGCGCCTGTATCTGAACGCTTCCAGTTTGTTCCGTCAGAAAAAGCCAAGATAGCAGAACCTGCGGCTCCGTTTGATATATAAGCTATTGTACCCGCACCTGCAGTAGCAGCGGATGGTGCTGATGCAACTGTATAATTTGTTAGTGTGATAAGACCTACAAAACCATCAGAAGATGTCACTGGGCCTGAAAATGTAGTTGATGCCATAATAAATACCCCTTGCACAAGGTTTCGCCTAGCAGTCTGTGCAACGTCAGGTCGGGGAGTGTCCTGTCTGCAAGGCTAATGTTGCCCCTACAAACAGCATAACATAGTTTTTACAAAAAGAAAGGGGCAACTTGCGCTGCCCCAGTCGAGAGAGAAGTATCTCTATTATAACATAATTTACGCTCCGGGTGAACCGTAAATCCCTAGTGGATCAGATACACCAAATGAGTACCGCTCACGAGCTTTGTAGCGAACGTTACCTGTATCAAAATCACCGTCCATAGCTGTAGCCATAGGAGTACGCACAAAGTGCTTCATTCCGTTTGGAATGTCTGTGGTGATAAAGAACGCATCTGTGTCCGTTAGATAGTGGTTCACACGGTATCCTTCAGGGATCGATCCATTTGAACGCAATGCGTTTGTATCGTTATCCGCTGTACCTGTGCGAAGCTCTGTCTGTAGCAGTCTTGTTGCCACGAACATCAACGCTGGTGGAACGATCAACTTACGAGGGCGAGCTGCGATCAATAGGCCACGTTCGTCTGTGAACGCTGCAATATCGATAACTGCTTGCTCTAGTGAAGTTTCGTTCAAGTCTGCGTTTACTGCTGGCTTGTTAGAGTTTGTACCGCCACCAACAGTTGGGTGGTTAGTAGCAAACAATGTAGTGCCATCACCTGAGTTGAAGGTTGTAAAACCTGTGTTCAACAAGGACGCAGCCTTAGTCTGCTTGGTGTAAGCCATAGCGCGAGCTAGTGCTTTTGTATAACGAGCAGACAATGAGTCGTACAAGTTGTCTTCCATCGCTTCTTCAGTGATAGAGAAACCCATTGCAACGGTCTCATGGTTGTAGCGAGCAGTGAAATGCTCTTGTGCGTTATCGTATGAAAGTGATGAACCTTCTGCTTTCACAGGGGCTGCACCAAAACCAGATAACTTCACTTCTTCCTCAAACGAACGGTCTGAGTTTTCAGTTTCGTATATCTCGGCATGTTCGCCTTCATACTGTTCATATTCCAAACCAAACAATGCGTTTAAGCCGGGAAGTAGCTCTTTAAGGAGCTGTGCGCGTGAAATAGCCATTAATCAGTCTCCTTACGCTTGACCTTTGTCCACAGTCATCGAGTGATAACTAGGGGCAAATTTGACTAGAATGTCTGGAAACGCATCTGTTGGCGGTGATACGAAGCCTACAACTTTAAAAGCTTTTGTAGCTGAAGTTGCATCTGCGTCTAACGCTGTATTAGAGTTTCCAGTCACAGTGCTACCTGTAGAAGTAGATTGCACTGCTGCGAATGTAGTACACATGCCTAAGTCAGACTGAGTCATAGCCGCGTCTGCTTGTGCTTGAAATAATACATTTGGATCATCAACGACATACGCTTTCGCGTTTGTCTTACCTGATGGGTAATAGTTTGAGTGTACAGTCTGACCTTGGTCATTCTCATACTCACAACCAACAAAAACACCAATAGCACCAATGCCATTACCGCCTAAGTTGTTTGTTGTTGCGTCAGCACCTGAAGCGGTACTAATCGCAATATACCCGTCTGTTCCGATTATGACAACTTGACCGTTAAATATATTGGTCGCCTCGCCAGCGGGATCGATCAGGTATTCAGTAGTTGCCCCTGCATAGGGCATGCCGTCAGCACGTTTAACGGGCTTCAGGCCTTGGGGAGCTGCTGTAGTAGCCATTTGCTCTTCCTCCTAACCAAATTTATACCAAGGAAGCTCCCTAAGAAGGTCACTTCCCAAATGAAGTTCGCGTGGAACGCTCTGGGTTCAACACTGGCATACGAGGGTCGTTTTCTCTCATGAAATTACGATCCACAGCATCCTGTGCGTGTTGAGCTTGCTCAAGTTGGACTTGAATACGTTCTTCAGCGATTTCAGCAGGGATACTGCACAATAACAGTCCACCTACCTCAATGTTGTCTTTAAATCGGGAATCGATATCAGACACAACGTTTAAATCAGGATGATCTGACGCTTTTACTGGCGTATATCCTTCACGGAATCGAGTAGAGACATTAGTATTGTCACTGTTCCCCAAAGTTGATGTGCGAATCCAACGGAAGTGTAATCCATCCCTTGGTTCGGGGGTCGGTAACGCAGACGGTCTTGACCATCCTTTTCTACGTTCTGTCTTTTCTCTAGTTTCTGTAGTGCGTGGAGTTCTATCAGCCATTAGCCATTATCCTTCATTAATTGCGCCGCATACTGTTCTGCAGTTAGACCGAGCCGTTTGGCGAGTGCGGCTGCGGTTGGAGTCAACTTCACTTTGCGTGGTTTCTTTGACGTACGAGACGGCGGGGCAACCACGTTACCCGCTTGAGGTTGTGGTGAAGCAGGCTCCTCTGCAACAACCTCAAACTTATTCGGAAACGCTTCCTTCATGGCAGCGTCTATTTCATTGTAGTACTGTTCGCTGTTTGGTTCAACACCTTTTGTGACAAGTTCTTCATGTACGCCGTACGCAAAGCCTGTCATTCGCTTATCTTGCATGAACCAAGGATTATTATCTGCCCAATCCAAAGCACGTTGTGGTGGCTTCGCAGGTGCAGGTTGAGCCTCTTGTTTTACAGGTTCTGGCTCCGCCCTCTTCTGAGGCTTGTAATTACTGATACGGAAATCTTCGTTTTGTAATCTAGTAAGCTCTGTTTGTGCCTCTAATAATTTATCAGGGTCACCTGCTTCATACGCCGCCTTATAGTTAGCGTTGGCCTGCGCAAGTTGAGCTTCTATTCTAGTTTTAGCCTGATTAACGATAAGATTCTCGTTATCTTCTAATGACTTACGAAGCTTTTCGTTCTCTTCTTTAACCCTCTCAGCATACTTAACAGCCTCTTCCTGAAGACCTTGTGCTTCTTGTCTAGCACGTTCTTCGTCACGGTACTGTTTAGTTAGCTGGTCGATACGTTTCTGCACACCTGCGCTATACTTATCTATCTCAGCGTCAGAGTTGTCTTCGGTAGCTTCTGGTTCAGGTTCTGCGACCTTCTCCTCAACCCCAGCCTGTGTTTCCTGTTTTTCTTCTACAGGAGACTCGTCAATCTCAACCTCGATTTCAGTAGTTTCTTCTACTTCGTTCTCTAGGTTTTCTGCGGTACTCGTACTCATGCTCTTGTATACCCCCTTGGATCATCAACAACACCTTCTACAGTGTCATCATTTATAAGACGAAACTCTTTACCCTGAACCTTAAATCTAGTGCCTGAGTAAGAACGAAAGATTACAAAATCTCCCTCTTTACACCAAGGTCCATTAGGAAAGCGCTCTTTATCAGAATACGCATCTGATCCTGATTTTATAACAAAACCAATAATAGACGCAGTGGACTCGTCTCTCCGAAGGCCATCAGGCATTATTACTCCACCCTCTGTCTTCTCATCGATCTCTGGAAGTGCTATCAGCAACCTATATCCCGTAGGTTCTGGTAGTTTTGCGTGAAGGTCATCTTGTACCTTCGTGTTATCGACTTTTACTGTCGCAACCATATTACACCCATTCGCAGTGATTTAAAGGTTCACCGTTACCTTGCGCGGCCTATCCGCGAATATTACGAAGCACCTTATGCTTCTCTAAATCTTTTCTCAAGCTCTTTTATATTGTTTAGGACAATATCTAGTCCTTCGATTTTTCCTATAAGCCTATTGTAGTCTTCCATATTCCTAACACCACCCCCCGCTACAAACTCTGTTACTTCAGATTTGTATTCGAGCAGACGCCTTTCTAGCGCCTCAAATATGTTAATCTCCACCCTTATCTAACTCCTTCGCTATGTCTAACCCAATTTTAGTTCCCTCGCGCTTGTCTTTACGCTGTTCTTTATCTAACTCTGTAGCTATCTGAGCGCCAATCTTAGCCCCTGCAATTTTATTATTGCTCTGCAGCTTAGCCGCATCAAGTTGTAGCCGCAGTGCGTCCATACGCATTTTATGTTGTGCTTCTGCTTCTTTAATAGCCAGCTCACGCTGCTGTATCTGTGTGAGTGGGTCTTTTGCAGCCTCTTGTGCTTGTTTGGCTGCTTGCTCTGCTTGGCCCTTCTGCAACACCTTCTCAGCCGCGTCTTTAGCTAAACGAGATATTTCTACTTCTACGTCTTCTGGTAGTGGCTGATCCTCGTTTGGCATCTCTACACCAAGTTGTTTTTCTATCTCGCGTCTATACTGAAAGGCTACGTGTTCTGTTACGTGTGCAGCCATAGCTTGCTGTATAGCTTGAGCAAACGGAGACTGCCCTACAATCTGCATAATCTTTGGATCTTTAGCTGCTGCCATGTGTACAGCTATGTGTGCTTCGTGATCCTGATACTTGAATGCCTTGATTGGCTCCTGTTTCATTATCATCATGTTTTCTGTAACAGGGTCGGCAGGTTTCATGTCGTCAGGTAGTTTAACGATGTCATCTGCATTTTGTACGCCTAGGACCTCTAGCATTTGACGATGCAACTTGCCCATATCGTAAATCTGGGGGGATTGTTGGGCAAGCTGCACTGCCGCTTGATACTGCATCACACGCTGGGACATGGTTGCAGCATTGGGGTCACTTACAGGTATAACATCAATACGCCTGTCAAAATCACTCTTACGGTCAAAGTTACCTTCTATCTCGTAAGAATACTCCGATGGCATGTAATCATGGATGATCGAGGCTAGTATTCGTAATTCGTGCTTGAGAGACGCGTGGAGCCTCGCC